TAAGAACGTCAAGAAATTAGCAAGTGGCAGACTGAAATATAGAGGTCAGCTTTTCTCAGGTTTTAACGAGCCAAAAAATCAAAGACGCACCAACACTCAGCAAGTTGTCTTAGCCAAGAAAGGATCTGAGATCAAGATGGTGAGATTCAGTGATGCCAGAAAAAATGATGAGGCAAGAATCAGAGCAAGACGTAACTGTTCAAAAGCAACTGACAGATTCACAGCCAAGTATTGGCACTGTAGGGATTATTGAAATGCAAATTTCTAATCTGTTTAGATGAAAGTTGGCATTTACGATGTAGATAGCAAGATCCCGAACTTAGCTTTGATGAAACTGTCTGCTCATCACAAAGAGAAGGGGGATAAGGTGGAGACTTATTCACCTTTGTTCAAAGATGATTACGATAAGATCTATGCTTCCAAGATTTTTAATTTCTCAGATCCATCAATGCTTGATGATGAGAGAATGGAGATCGGAGGCACTGGTTGGGATCTTAAAAAGAATCTACCGGATCACATCGAGAACCTAGTTCCAGACTATTCCTTGTATAACTTTCCTCACTCTATCGGCTTCACTCAAAGAGGCTGTCGTTTACGTTGTGATTTTTGTGTTGTGCCAGAAAAGGAAGGGAAAGTGAAAGGTGTTAAGACTATTGATGAAATCTGGACACAAAGAGACAGCAATTTTGTGATTCTGCTAGACAACGATTTCTTTGGAAACCCTGAGTGGCTTGAAAGAATAGAAGAGATCAGAGAATACAACCTCAGAGTAAATTTTAATCAAGGTTTAAACATACGAAATCTTAAAGAAGAACAAGCACAAGCATTAGCCAGTGTGCATTTTACTAACAGCAAAGGCACTTTCAGACAGGTGCATTTTGCTTGGGATGACGCAAGGCATGAGAAGCTGATACATAAAGGCATCAAGACTTGCATGGATGCAGGAATCAAGCCGTATCAGATGGCATTTTATGTTCTTATTGGCTACAACAGCACTCCAGGAGAGGATTACCACAGAGTTCAAATACTCAAAGAATACGGTTGTGATCCTTATGTGATGGCTTATGACAAGAAAGATCCCTATCAATTACGGTTTCAGAGGTATGTAAACAACAGAGCCATTTTCAATTCTGTGGATTGGCAAGACTACAATGGTTCTGTGAAAAACAAAGCCATGAGCGATCCAAATCAAATGGAGCTGGCATGGATTTAGAGCTTGATCTATTAGATTGGCAGCAAGAGGTCTGGAATCATCCAGCCAGATTTAAAGTGGTCGCTGCTGGTCGTAGAACAGGAAAGTCTCGTTTGGCTGCTTGTATGCTGCTCTATAAAGCGATTGAGAGAAAGTGCCAAGTCTTCTATGTTGCTCCAACGCAAGCACAAGCTAGGGACATTATGTGGAATCTGTTGCTTGAACTTGGGCATCAAGTCATTGCCTCATCTCATATTAACAATATGCAGATCACTCTCAACAACGGTTCGATCATCTCACTTAAATCAGCAGACAGATCCGAAAATATGCGTGGTGCATCTTTGGCATTTGTCGTTTTAGATGAATATGCTGACATGAAGCCAGAAACGTGGGAGTTAGTGCTTAGACCAGCATTAACCGATCTAAAAGGTGATTGTTTAATGATTGGAACTCCAATCGGAAGAAATCATTTTTATGACTTGTACGCACAATCACTACAGGATGAATTTGAAGAGTGGGAGGGTTTCCACTACACAAGCTATGACAACAGTTTACTTGATAAGGAAGAGATTGATGCAGCCAAAAAAGGAATGTCCAGTTTCGCGTTCAGACAAGAGTTTATGGCATCGTTTGAAGCAAGAGGTTCTGAAATTTTTAAGGAAGATTGGATTAGTTTCCAAGAAGAAGAACCCAATGGGGATTACTTTATCAGCGCAGACTTGGCTGGATTCGCAGTCCCCGGATCAAGAGGAAAAAAACAAAAACACTTAGATGACTCAGCGATCTCAATTGTCAAAGTCAATCCAGATGGCTGGTGGGTGAAAGAAATAATTAGTGGTTATTGGACTGTTAATGAAACCGCTGAAAAAATTTTTGACGCAGTTGCAGAGTATAGACCTGTCTCAGTGGGTATCGAAAAAGGTATTGCAGCCCAAGCTGTCCTTTCACCACTGTCTGACATGATGCGACAACGTGCCAGATATTTCCATGTTGAACTTTTATCTCATGGCAACACAAAGAAAACATCAAGGATCATTTGGGCATTGCAAGGACGATTTGAAAACGGACAAATCAAGCTGAACAGGGGTGATTGGAATGAGAAATTTTTGGAACAATTATATTTGTTTCCAAATCCTCAAGTGCATGACGATCTAATTGATTCCCTCGCCTATATTGACGCTTTAAGCAAAGAGAGTTATTTCTCCGATTTTACTTTTGATGATGAAAGCGTTTTCACAGACGCTAAGGTTGGTTATTGATGGATGACTCTCAAGATTATTCCGATTTTAACTCTGACACCTTGGAAGGTTGGGTGATTGCCAAAGTAGACCAGTGGGAAAATCACTATGTTACGAACTATCAACGGAAACATGAGGAATATTACCGACTTTGGAGAGGTCTTTGGGCAGAAGAAGACAAAGAAAATCCATCAGAAAGATCTCAAATCATAAGTCCTGCTCTCCAGCAAGCTGTCGAGAGTTCAGTTGCTGAAATCGAGGAGGCAACTTTTGGGAGAGGTCGTTTCTTCAACATAAGAGATGACATCAAAGTTCCCAATGTCCAGCCAAGAAATGAAGAAGAGGCCAAGATGCTTAAACAAGTTTTGGCTCAGGCTGGTCAAGAAAAAGCAAAAATTAAATTTTTAAGAGATAAGCTAGAACAAGATTTTAAAAAGGCTCAGATTCGTAAAAATGTTGGTGAGGTGCTAATCAATTCAGCAGTTTACGGCACTGGTTTGGCTGAAATTGTTGTAGAGAACATGGTTGAGCTGATTCCAACTGTAAGAATGAGCAAGGAAGGAGCTGAACAAGGCACAGAAGAAAAAAACAGAGTGATCGTCAAGCTTAATCCAGTTCAACCTCAGAACTTTCGCATCGATCCAGCAGCCACTAATGTCAATGATGCTTTAGGGGTTGCAATTGACGAGTATGTTTCAACTCATCAAATCAAATTGCTCCAGGAATCTGGTGTGTATATAGATACTCCTGTCACCTCAAACGGACAAAATGATTCTGTCCTTGATGCTGACCACACACTCTCGCAACAACCAAGAGATAAGGTGAGATTAACCAAATATTACGGTTTGGTTCCAACACATTTGCTAGAAACCTTTAAAAATAGCGGGTCTGAGCTTGATGAGATCGATCAATTATTGGCTGATTTGGTGGAAACCTCTCCAGAGGTTGTCCCGACTGAAACTCAAAATGAATCCGGGCCATTTTACGTTGAATCGATCATTGTGATTGCAAATGGAACGACAGTGCTAAAAGCAGAAGAAAATCCGTACTATTTGAAGGATAGACCAGTGCTTGGGTTCGCGTGGGACACAATACCGGGCAGATTTTGGGGCAGAGGAGTGTGTGAGAAAGGTTATAACTCGCAAAAAGCTCTGGACACTGAACTCCGAGCCAGAATTGATGCACTTGCTCTAACGAACTCCCCAATGATGGCGATGGATGCCACAAGGATGCCTCGATCTCTCAGAGGTGCTGATGGTGGAATCCAAGTAAGACCGGGGAGAACCATTCTCACTAACGGTAATCCTTCTGAGGTGTTACAGCCATTTAATTTTGGCCAAGTCAGTCAAATCAGTTTCGCACAAGCTGAAGCACTGCAAAGGCAATTGCAAACAGCGACAGGTGCAATCGATACGGCTGGAGTTCCCGGCCAAATAAATGGTGAAGCCACTGCTGCAGGAATTAGCATGAATTTGGGGGCTATTATCAAGCGTCACAAGAGGACTTTGGTGAACTTCCAAGACAGCTTTTTAATTCCAATGGTCAAGATGTCTGCTTGCAGATATATGCAGCTTGATCCAGAAGGTTATCCGGTTGCTGATTACGATTTTGAAGTTACCTCCAGTCTTGGAATCATAGCAAGAGAGTATGAGGTGACGCAGCTCGTTCAATTACTCCAGACAATGGGTACTGATACACCAATGTATCCTCTCTTAGTTGAAGCCATTGTGGACAATATGAATGTTGCTAACAGAGAGGAGCTAATTGCTCTTATCAAGTCAGCTCAAGAACCAGATCCAAAGCAACAGGAGATGGCACAAGCTCAAGCACAAGCTCAAATGGATTATCAGAGCGCTCAAACTGCAGCTTTCCAAGCCAGTGCAGATGAATCGACCTCAAGAGCGAGAAGAAATGAAGCTGAAGTTAGGAGCATGGTTCCTAAGCTTGAAAATGACCGCATAAATGCTTTGAGTAAAGCGGCTTCAGTTGATTCAAATTTAACGAGAGATGATCAAAAAGCGATTAAGTCGGCTGAGTTTGCAATCAAGGAAAGAATGTCGAACGCAAAGATTGTCTCAACAGTTCAAGCTGTAAAACGTGATGAAGAAGCAAGGCGAGAGAAACAACTTGCTCAATTGCAATCATCTCTCAATTGATTCCTGTAAGTATATTGAAACTAAAACCCAATGAGTGACAATCGGAGAGATTTTGAAATATCGCATGAGGGGATGAGCAATAAGGAATTTGAAACTTATTACTCTGAACTTAAAGCGATTTTTCGTTCTCCTGGTTGGAAGCATTTAGTTGATGACCTTGAGGATGATTACAAAATTATGAATTCGGTTGATCTGATCGGAGATAACCACAGCTTGGATTACCACAAAGGTTATATTCAAGCTTTGACCTTCGTTTTGGATCGCCCGGTGCGTTTGGAAGAGGAGTCAAAGGGAAGGGATGAGGATCATTCTTGATTATAAGTGTTCTAACGGACACATATTTGAAAAGTTTACTGAACCCGAACCTTCAATTTCCTGTCCTACCTGTGGGGCAGAATCCAATCGCATCGTTACTGCTGCCAATGTCAGGCTTGATCCTATTAGCGGAGATTTTCCTTCTGCAACAAGGAGCTGGGCAAAGATGAGGCAGGAGAAAATTAAGCAGGAAAGAAAGGCAACCTAGTTATTTCCACTAGATCTTTCAATTTACCGAGGCAACCCGAAAGGATCTCAAAGTGAGGAAATTGTATGGCTGAACCAAGTGAGGACAAATCTCAAGATTTGTTATCGGTTGATGAATTGTCTGCGGAGGTAACACCTCCTGCTGAAGTGCAAGAAGTACCACCGGAACCTGAAAGCAAGTATGCGAATAAAAGTCGTAAACAGCTTGAACAGATGTTGGATGAAACCAAGTCGATGGTGGGAGCGCAAAGCAAAGAGGTGAAGTCTGCTCGTGATGAGCTTGCAGCGATGAAAGCAACTGATGACTACATCAAGAGGCAACTTGAACCAAGTAAGGAAAAGCCAAGAGAGCTGGATTGGTATGGCAATCCTGAAGAGGCAACAAAGGCGGCTATCTCTAGTGATCCTAAGATTGTTGCTTTAGAGAAAAAACTCGCTAAAGCAGAAAGTGATCAAAAGAGGGCGAAAATGGACGCAGCTCATCCCGATTGGGTTGAGGTGATGGACAGTGCTGACTTTGCCACGTTTGTTAAAGGTGATGTTTTAGCTAAAGCAACGCTCGATCAAGTTGCTTCAAGTCAAAACATTGATCTTGCGATTGAGTTGGTTTCTCGTTTCAAAGGCAATCAACAACAACAAACGGCAGAAGTAAGAAAAGAGGCAGTGAATAAAGCTGCTACTGGATCGGTGAGTTCGACAAGTGGTGAGAACCCTGTCGGCAAACCTATTCTTGCTTCCACTCTAAGACGGCTCATGCGAGAAAAAAGAAGTGAGTATGATTCTCTCGTCAAATCTGGAGCTATAGGTAAGCTCTACCAAGAGGGGAGGGTCATTGAAGATTAACAATTTCTTAAAGGTAAATTGATATGGCAACTTCCAGTTATCCCACAATGACAGGTCAACAGACCTCGACCACTCAAGCGGTTTTTGTCCCTCAGCTTTGGTCTAATGAAGTGAAATCAAGCTTTGAAAGCAAGCTTGTTTTTGCTGATCTTGTAAAAAATATTGATTTCACTGGCAGAGCTGGTGACACAATGCACATTCCTAGTCCCACAAGAGGAGCCAGTAGCGCATTCTCAGAGGGAAGTTCGGTGACTCTGCAAAATAACACTGAAGGTGAAATTCAGGTAGTGGTTGATCAGCATTACGAATACACGCGATTGATGACAGATCGTGCTGACATCCAAGGCTTAGAAACTCAGAAGCAGTTTTATGTTGATGATGCTGGCTATCAACTTTCAAAAACCATTGATAGCTCACTCTCTGCTTTAGGAAAAAGCGTAGGTGATGGTGATGGTAGTGATTGGACTCACAGTGCATCTTGGTATTGCGATGCTTCTACCGGACTGACCGCTTATGCTGCGGACACGTTGACGAGTTCAGACACGTTCCAGGATTCATGTTTCAGATCCATTATCCAAGCGCAGGATGATGTTGATGTTCCCTTTGCGGATAGAGCTTTTGTTATACCACCAAGTCTGAAAAATGAAATCATGGGAATCGACAGATACGTTTCCAGTGATTTTGTTGCTGGACAAGGTGTGCAAAATGGCAAGATTGGTGAGCTTTATGGCATACCCATCTTTGTCAGCTCTAATTGTCCTCTTGTTGAAGCTGCTGCAGATAACTCTGCTGGCGGTGATGTTAAGGCAGCGACTCTGTTGCATAAGGATTCTTATATTCTTGCAATGCAGTCAGCTATCAGGACACAGCAACAGTACAAGCAAGAATATTTATCCAACATGATGACCTCAGACGTACTTTACGGAGTTAAGGTCTATCGTGCTGATTCAGTTCAAGTTTTGAACGTGAATGGATAAGTAAGACTCTCTCTCAATCCGTGGGGGGCTTTGCTCCCCACATTTTTATTCTAGGGAGTCATCATGGCAAAGATTAGTGAAATAGTTTTATATCACTCCTCCACTGCTGGAGTGGTTCCAACATCTGCTCAGCTCATAGAAGGTGAGCTGGCACTTAACACAGCAGACGGTCGGCTGTTCACAGAAAACGCTTCTGCAACTGTCATCGAGCTAGGTACAACCCCAAGCACTGTTACAACGGGTGGAATAGTAGCAACTTCCATAACAGCTTCTGGCGTAGTGACAGCCAACTCATCTTTAGCTTCATCAAATCTGGTAGCTACCGGAGGCACATTAGACGGTGTTGTCATAGGTGGGTCTACTGCTGCAGCAATCACTGGCAGTGTTATCACTGCTTCAACTAATTTTGTGGGAGCATTGACTGGAGCAGTAACAGGAAACACCGCTGGCACTCATACCGGAGCAGTTGTCGGTGATATCAGTGGCAACGTAACAGCTTCATCTGGCACAACCACACTCCACGATTTAGTGATCAATGGGACTGTTGATTTTAACGCAGCAGAACTCACTGACATAGGAACTCCGACAGCAGACACCTCTGCAGCAACTCGTGGCTATGTTACGACTCAAATAAATAATTTAGTCAATTCATCTCCTGCTGCTTTAGATACTCTCGCAGAATTAAGTTCTGCTCTTGGGGATGATGCTAATTTTTCGACAACGATAACGAATTCGATAGCAACAAAATTACCGCTTGCTGGTGGCACAATGAGTGGTGCTGTTGCTATGGGCAGCAACAAGATAACAGGTTTAACCAGTGGCACAGCCTCTGGTGATGCAGTAAACAAAGGTCAGCTTGACGCAATGCTTCCACTAGCAGGAGGCACACTGACAGGCAACTTGGACGTTGGATCTAACTCCGTTAGTTCAAGTCACACTCCAGGATCCGCAAATGACTTAACTAATAAAACTTATGTCGATGGGATATTAGGATCTGCGACCTCAGCAGCTTCATCTGCTTCAGCAGCCGCCGCAAGTGCTTCATCAGCAAGCTCAGATGCCGCATCTATTCTTGGCTCAGTTGCCTCCGCGCAAACTGCTGCGACCACAGCCGAAACTCATTTAGACACGTTTCAAGATCAATATTTGGGATCAGTTGGTAGCGATCCAAGTACCGACCTTGATGGCGATCCATTAACGTCTGGAAGTCTTGCATTTTTAACATCAACGAATCAGTTGAGAGTTTATAACGGAAGTAGCTGGCAAGACGCTGGATCAGCAGTCAACGGCACTTCTTCACGAGATACCCATACGGCAACCTCAAATCAAACAAGTTTTTCATTATCTGGTAGCTATGATGTTGGATATGTAGATGTTTATTTGAATGGAATTAAACTGTTAAACGGTACAGATTTTACGGCTACGAATGGTAGCTCAATAGTATTAACCACCGGAGCTGCTTCCGGTGACATAATCGATATTGTTGCATACGGCACGTTTTCATTATTGCAAGCAATCAAAAATCCAGACGGTGGTTTTGCTAACAGCACTTACACTGCCGCACAAAATATCAATGGAGGTGGTGCAAGTGGCTGATCAAATTCAAATTAGGCGTGATACAGCAGCAAATTGGACTTCTGCTGACCCGACCCTTGCTCAAGGGGAACTTGGTGTAGAAACTGACACCAACAAAATGAAGGTAGGAAATGGGTCAACAGCTTGGTCATCTTTAAGCTATCTTATTGATACTGGAGGCTATGCGGCATACGGAGATGCGACTGCTAACTTCACTGGGACATTACAAAAATCTGGTGTACCTGTTGCTGCTGATGCAAACCTTAACAGTTTTATTGGTGCGGTTGATCTGCCCACAGCCGATGGCTCTGCCGATCAGGTTTTAAAAACTGACGGAGCTGGCGCTGTAACTTTTGCAGATGCCTCTGGTGGTGGTGCTACCTATGCACCAAATCCTGCGACTCCTGCTTACTGTCCCAGTTTTTATGATGCAATGACGGCGCTTGGTCACACCTATCGGTTTTCCGTTAATGCTCAATATACTTTCGCATCTCGCGGCTACGACTCAAGCGCAAGCCATCCGCTTACGTCAAATAATTTCAACATCGGAATGGGGTTTAGGGGTGACTCGCATAATTCTACTGCAACAGGATTTGCAACAATCGGACTTCAAGTAAATCCAAGCACCGGAGCTTGCACTTGGGGTGCTTGGGAAGTCGTGTGGCAAAATACCAATCAAAACCAATTATTTTCGACAACCCATTCTTTGGCAATGGACGGAAGCAAGCACAAGTTTTTCTCTGGAAACGTAGGCTATATTAATCAAAACGCTTATGAATCGGCTTACTGGGGATACTCCACACTAGACACTGGACAGCACGTTACACACGCTGGACACGCGACCAATGGTTGTTACGCTAATGCTAGTGAATACCCTACGATACCTTATAATTCGAGTGGTAATACTTACGCATTTTCACCGGGCTATGGCGCTTCAAAATCTCCCGCATATCAGGGTGGATATAATTTGGTTCATGCGGACAACAACTCTAGCACTCCATCACCCGGCGGTTGGGTGCATCCACCGAACTGTAATTCCTCAACAAATAATGCGTCATCGATGTTTGGTCAGCTAGGCGTTTATCCAGATGCCTCTCATGATTTTCCAGTACATATGTTTTATTACCAAGCATCATCTGCTTACCCAGCAAATGAATTTGGAGTAAATAATGTTGTTCTTGGCCTGAGTTACAATGGAACAGTTGCGGCTCCGGTGTCTACAGGATTTTTTAGAGACAGGTACTACAATCGTCTAGGTTTTGTAGTAGTTGACGGAAGCGATAAATTTGTTATTGACATTGATGACTATGGACGGCCAAGTAAATGGACTTCCTATAATGCCGCTCCGACCTTGCTAGATCAAACGCGAGTGACTGTTCCAGCGGGAACAATGTCGGGTAGGCATAGGTTTATGCCAACTGGCGTTGAGAACGAGTGGATGACTTGGGAGGAGGGAAGCTATGTGAAAATAGGCTATCCAGCTTGGGACCCCGGCCTTGTAAAATTCAAAATCAATCCTACTACTGGCGCTATTTACGATGTGTATAAAACAGTTGCGGATTCGTTTACTCCGGGTTTCGATACTATGTACACAACGAGTTGGGAAACACGTTGGTTTGGTATTTATAACGCAAGCGATCAAATCGACAAAATTTTGATGCTAACTACTCGGAATTATACTGATCATCAAATCGGGAACGGCGGGTTAGAAGCAAAAGTTATCGATGTGCCAGTGGCCGCAGATTGGAAAGCGTTACCGGGTACTTAAATATTAAGAGGATTTGATATGGCTGACACACTAGAAGAATTTAGAACTGAGCGAGATGCCGCGCTGGTAAAAACCGATTGCTGCTACTGCCCCGATTTGGTTGAAAGATTCGGGGACGGTTTTATGGACGCTCTAAGAATTTACAGAAGAGATTTGAGAGATGCGACTGAAGGAGTCACAGATGAAAATGCGACTGAAGCTGTTTTACCAAAACCCATCGATATTGGTTTGGCTCTTTTCTTGAAAATAGATATTAGTTAAGGAGGAAGCATGAGTAGAGCGCGAGATATAGCTGATGCAGCTTCTTCAATAAATGCTCTTGATGGCGTAACTGCAAGTGGAAGTGAGCTAAACGTATTAGATGATTTAAGCAGAGGTAGCATCCTTTATGGAAATGCCTCTGGAGAAACCAGTGTTCTCGCTAAAGGTACAGCAGACCAGATTCTAAAAAGTGACGGCACTGATATTTCTTGGGGAGCTGCTGCTGCGGGTGGATCGTTCACGCTTCTAAACACCTACAACACGACTTCTGGCTCCACTGTTGATGTCGAGGACATAGATGCAACCTATGATTCCTA